AACTTTCTCGCCGGATGGCCCGGGGGCAAGAAGCCGCGCGCGACGCTGCGCGTGATCAACGAGACGCACTTCGAGACTGAGGATCTGCGGGCGATCGCGTTGAAGTGCAGGGAGCGCGAGTTCGGGAAGCAGCCGAAGAAGCTGGTCGTGACGTTCAGGATGTGCAAGCGCAACTCGCGCGGATGCCACGGGCTCGGGAACGTGAACGGCTCGCGGTCGTGGATCTGGATCCCGCGCGAGACGCCGGACCCGCAGGAGGTGGCGCACGTTGTCTGCCACGAGTTCGCGCATAACGGCGGCGCGAAGGGCGAGCGGTGGATGCGGCGCTCGAAGCGGTACGGCTTCGCCGAGGGATGGCGCGACACGGTGGCGTTCGCGGCCGGGATGCCGATCCGGCTGGCGCCCCCGAAGGCGAAGCCGGCGGCGCCGACGCTGCTGGAACACAAGCTCGAAGCGATCGATGCGCGGCAGCGCGCGTGGACGACGAAGGCGAAGCGGGCGGCGACGGCGCTGAAGAAGCTGGTGGCTGCGCGCAAGCGGATCGAGCGCCGGCTGGCCGCGATGAAGGGAGGTGACCAGTGAAGCGCCGGCCACCGAAGCTGACGGCGACGAGCGCGCTGGAGCTGCAAGATGAACTGGCGCGGTACTGGCGAACGAAGCTGGGATCCGGCTACTTCGAGGGATGGCAGGGAGCGCGGCAGAGAGACGGCATGGGACGGATGCTGTTCCCCGGCGTATCGCGCGCCGAGATGGAGGCGCGCGCGATGCTGGGCGCCCGGACGTATCTGATCAGCGAGGACATGCTGGCGCTGGCCGATCACGCGACCAAGACCATGCCGCCGCAAGGCATCATGGAAACGGATCTGCCGTGTCCGAACGGAGTGATGTGGTTCGAGCGCGGGCTCGCCGGCCCCGACGTGCGCGGCAAAACCGTGGTCACGAACGGAATGCTGTGGCGCCGGATGCCGATGAACAGCCGGAACGGCGAGATGAAGATGGGGCTGATGTGGACGTTCTACTCTGACATGCATGACGAGCGGGATGAGTACGCGAACATGGATGAGGAAAGCATGCTGCCGCCCGGGATCCCGCGCGCGATGCCGATTCACGAAGATGCCGAGATCTTCGGCTACGGCGAGCGCAGCGTGGCCGAGATCGCGGCGAACCTTGAGGCGGTGGATGGGTTGACGCCAGAGATCATCAGCGATCAGCTTCGCACGACGCACCGGCTGGCGATCGCGCTGTGGAGCTTGATTCGCGATTGGGCCGACGTGAAGGAGACGTTGATCGACCGCCACGCGCGGCACCGGCTGGCGCGCGCGGGGAGCCCGATCGTTCCGACCGTGCGCGTGGTGCGGTTGCGCCGTCCGAAGCAGGAGACGCGCGATCCGCAGCCGGGATCGATCGAGTGGTCGCACCGCTGGATCGTGAGCGGACATTGGCGGAACCAGTGGTATGCGAGCATTCAGGCGCGCCGTCTCAAGTGGATCGCGCCGTTCGTGAAGGGACCAGCGGACAAGCCGCTGGTCGTGCAGCGCACCGTTCACCATCTCGTGCGGTGAGAAGGCCGAGTGAGAGTGAGGTGATGAAGATGAATCCATGCACGAAGGCGTGGCACCGGGCCGGCGGCGATGCGCGCGCGAAGAAGCTGAGCGCGCGCAAGCGCCGGGCGATCGCGCGCAGCGGCGGCTCGGCCGTGCACCGCTGCACGAAGTGCCATCGGCAGGGGCACAACCGCCGGACGTGTCCGCGCGCCAGCTAGGCTAGGGATGGCCGGGCGCTCGATCGGCCCCCGGGGGGCAGCACCGCCCCGGGGGCCGTGCCGTTTCCGGGGGCATCAGGGGCCGGGGCAGGGTTCACGAGGCCGAGCCCGGGGCTCCTAGGCGGCCGCCCGGGGCCGCTGGAGGGCCGGCGCCCCCGGCTGTAACGCGCGCGTGACTGGACGGCCGGGGGCCGGCCGTGTTTCCTGCGCGGCATGGCAGCGACCACCATGCCCGAGAGCTTCATCGCCGGCACGACCGTCAAGTTCTCCGCGACCTACGGAGACTTCCCGGCGAATCAATCGTGGACCACGGTGCTCTATGTCGTCGGCCCGTCCGCATTCAACGTCGCCGGCACGCCGAGCGGCGTGTCGTTCGACTTCGTGTTGAGCGCGGCGGCATCGGCGGCAGCGCCGCCCGGGAACTACTCGTGGGAAGTGCGCGCCACGAAGTCGGGCGAGGTGTACGTCGCCGACAGCGGCGTGGTGGAGATCACGATCAACCTCGCGACCGCGACCACGAACCTTACGTGGGCCGCCGAGATGCTGCCGAAGATCGAGGATGCGATCGACAAGATCGTGACCGGCGCTGTGGCGAGCTATCAGATTGGCAACCGATCGTTCGTGTATGCGGATCTCGCAGAGCTACGTTCGCTGAAGGCATCGTGCGAGGCGAAGCTGCGATCGGAACGGAACCCGGGCAGCTTCTTGGAGGACGTGAACGTGACGTTCGCGAACCCCGACCAGTGATCCAGCGACTGAAGCGCGGCATCAGGAAATGGCTCGGCGTGCCCGAGCAACGCGGGATCGACGCGGCGAACAGCGGCCGCCTTCTCGCCGACTGGATCACGATGAACCAGACAGCGGACGACGAGATCCGCTGGACGCTGAGCAAGATGCGCGCGCGGGCGCGAGACTTGGAGAAGAACAACGGGATCGCACGCCACTTTCTTCGCGCTGCTGCTGCGAACGTGATCGGCCCCTACGGCTTCAAGCACTCGCCCCGCGTGCGGAACAACGACGGACAACTGAGTCAGCAGATCAACCGGAAGATCAGCGAAGCATGGGACACATGGACTACGACGCCCGCACTCGATGGCCGCTTCCACTTCAACGGTCTGAGCCGGCTGCTGCTCAAGACCGTCGCTCGGGACGGCGAAGTGATCGTGCGGAAGTGGCGTGGCGAAGGGAAGTATGGCCTCGCTCTAGAGTCCATCGAAGCTGACCAGCTCGACGAAGATCTGATCAGCGACGCGAACAAGAGCGGCACGAAGCCGAACATTCACATGGGCGTCGAGATGGATGCCTTCCGACGCCCGATCGCGTACTACCTCTGGGATCGGCCGGCGGATTCGTTCGGGCTCACCACGAACCGCAAGCGGCTGCGCGTGCCGGCAGACGAGATCTTCCACCTCTACGACCCCGATCGGCTGGGGCAAACGCGCGGCCCGTCGTGGCTCGTCGCTTCGATCATTCCGCTGCGGCACCTCAACGGCTACATCGAGAGCGAGCTTGTGGCCGCCCGGATCTCGGCGGCGAAGATGCTGTTCTTCCAGCAGAAGCAGGGCGAGCTTGGGCAGGCGACGCCGGCCGCCGGCCAGACCGGCTTCATCACCGAAGCATCGCCGGGACAGATGGCGGTGGTGCCGCCCGGCTACGAGATCGCGGACTACTCGCCCGAGCATCCGTCCACGGCGTTCGGTGCGTTCGTGAAGGGCGGCATGCGACAGGTGGCGACGGCGCTGGGCATGAGCTACAACGCGCTCGCGAACGATCTCGAAGGCGTGAACTACTCGTCGATGCGATCCGGCCTGCTGGTCGAGCGTGACTATTGGCGCATGATTCAGGAGTGGTGGGAGCAGCGGTTCCTTCTCCCGCTCTATGCCGAGTGGATGCGCATGGCGGTCCTGTCGGGCGAGCTTGTGCTCGACACGCGCGATGCGCGCAAGTACCTGTCCGTGAAGTTCGCCGGCCGTGGCTGGCCGTGGGTCGATCCGCTGAAGGACATGCAGGCCGGCGTGCTCGGGATCCAGTCGGGCCTCGCGTCGCGCACTCAGCTTCTCGCGGAGACGGGGCAGGACTTCGAGGAAGTGATCAGCGAACTGGCCGAGGAACAGCGCATGGCCGATCTGGCCGGCGTCGAGATCTCGGGCCCCGACACAGCCGGCGCGCAGGCCGACGACAGCGAGGACGAGCCTGCGAGCGGTGAAGCTGCGAAGGAGAAACAGAACGGAGCGGGCCGCAATGGACATTCGCGGCGCCGGTTCATCGTCTCGAAGGAGGTTCAGCCGTGAAGAAGCGCGCGCTGCCGGGCGAGCCCGGGATCCGGTTCATGCCTGTCCAGAGCATCCGCAAGCTAGAGGCTCGCGCTGGCGATGCCGAGGACGTGGCGCGGTACGAAGTCGCGTTCTCAAGCGAGTTCGAGGTCGAGCGACAGGGTTGGTTCGGCACCTATCGCGAGGTGCTGGATCACTCGCCCGGCGCGGTCGACATGACTCGGTTCGAGAGCGGCACCGCTGCCGTGCTGGAGGAACACCGGGGCGTTCCGATCGGCGTGATCGAATCGGCGTCGATCGATCAGAAGGACAAGATGGGCCGCGCTGTCGTGCGCTTCTCGCCGACGCAGCGCGGGCGCGATGCGCAGATGGACGTGGACGCCGAGGTGCGCATGAACATCTCGGTCGGCTACATGCCGAAGCGGGCGAAGCTGATCGAGGAAAACGAGGAACGCGGTGATCTCTGGAAGATCACTCGCTGGATGCCCGTCGAGCTTTCGCTCGTCGGAGTGCCGGCCGATCCCTCGGTCGGTGTGGGCCGCAGTGCCGGGGAATCGTGGTATCCGCAGGTCGAGATCGAGGACAACCCTCAACCGGAGGTTCGCCGTATGCCGGACGTGGATCTGAAGAAGGAAGGGGTCGAAGCCGAGCGCGCCCGTGTGAAGGCGCTGGCCGAGATCGCGACGACGGCCGGCATGCCGGCCGAGCGTGTCACCGAGTGGATCGAGAAGGGCAGCAGCGTCGAGATGGCGCAGGCCGACGCGATCAAGCATCTCCGCACGAAGGGCGAGGCGCTGAAGCCCGAGGATCCGCTCGAAGGGCTCAGCGACGGGGATCGCGCGCGGTACTCATATGCCCGCGCGATCGCGCAGGCGGCCGACGACAACCTCGACGGCATCGAGGGAGAGGTACACAAGGAGCTTGTTCGCAAGCACCCGACCGGCCTGTCGTCGCGCGGCGCGAACAAGATCAGCGTGCTCGTGCCGATGCGACTGCGCGAGCAGTCGTGGGCGAAGCGCACGCTGGACAGCAAGACGGTCGCCAAGGGCTCGGAACTCGTGTTCGAGCAGCCGGGCGAACTGATCGAACTGTTCCGCAATCGCTCGTACGTGCTGCAACTCGGCGCGCGGTTGCTCACGGGTCTGTCGGCGCCGATCGCGTTCCCGCGTCAGACGGGCGGCATGACCGTGTTCTGGGTGTCGGAGAATCCGGGCGTCGATGTGACGGCCAGCGATCCGGCGCTCGGGCTCGCCACGCTGATCCCCAAGACGTTGCAGGGCACGACCAGCTACTCGCGGCAGTTCCTCGTTCAGGCGTCGATCGACGCCGAGATGTGGATCCGCGACGAACTGGCGATCGCGCACGGTCTGGCGATCGATCGCGCCGCGATCCACGGGCTCGGCGCCAACGGCGAGCCGACCGGCATCTACAAGCAGACGGGCGTGAACAGCGTCGCGTTCGGCGGCACGGTCGCGAACTACGGCAAGCTCGTGGACATGCAGACGGCCGTCGCGAACCAGAACGCGCTCGCCGGTGCGACCGCGTACATGACGTGCCCCACGGCTGCCGGCAAGATGAAGCAGACGCTGGACTTCTCGGCGTCGGCTGCGGGCCGGCCGATCTGGGATGGTCCGTTCGACAACGGCATCATCTCGGGCTACAAGGCCGTCGCCACGAATCAGGTTTCGGCGGTCATGGCCGGCAGCGAGGCCACGGGCGGCACGGAACTGGGCACGATCTTCGGGAACTGGATGGACCTGATCGTGGGTCTGTTCGCGTCCATGGAGATCATCGTCGATCCGTATGCGCAGAAGAAGCGCGGTCTGATCGAGGTCACGAGCTTCCAGATGTGCGACGAACTGATCCGTCACCCGGAGTCGTTCACGAAGTCCACGGGCGCCAACTAATCCACGGCTGACGGTTCATGGTCATCGAAGATTTCTGGAGGCCGGGAGGGAAGATCATGAAGTTCAAGGCTGTCGGACCGGCGGGCATCGGGTTCGCGATCGGCGGGCGCGATGTCTATCCCGGCGATGTGTTCGAGATCGACGAGCGCACCGGCCGCACGTATGTCGCGAGCGGCCGCGCGGTGCTGGTCGAATCCGCCCCGGCCCCCGTGCAGCCGGCGGAAGGGGAAGGCGGTGGCGCTGGACCGACGCCGCCCGACCCGACCGCCGGCGAAGCGGCGAAGAAGGAACCCGAGGCGAAGGGCAAGCCGAAGAAGGAGTAGAACCCGCAACCGCTGAAGGAGGGTGAGTCATGTCGAGTGGAGCGATCGCGGCGCCTCAGTATGTATCGCTGAGCCTGATGACGCCGCAGGTGATCACGAGCACGTTCACGGGCAGCGCCGTGGATCTGCTGGACTACGACGGGCTCGCCCTCGTGGTCCAGAACGTCGGCGTCGTCACGGCCGGCACGCTCACGGGCAAGATCCAGTCCAGCGCCGATGGCTCGACGAACTGGGTCGATGTGACCGGGGCGCTGTTCACGGTCGTGTCGGCCAGCACGAACCTTCAGTCGCTCGTGCTGGATCTGGCGCAGTGCCAGCGGTTCATTCGCTACGTCGGCACGGAGACGGGCACGAACGTGGCCGCCAACGTGACGGTCAGCGCGCAGAAGAAGATCCGCTAGTGGTTCAGCCTTTCGACGCGGCGGGCCTCGACGTGTACCTCGCGGACTTCGGACGCGATGTGCAGGTCGGGCTCGTCGTGGCGAAGGGGATCGTGGACGACAGCGAGGAACCGATCCTCGACGAATCCACGGGCACGTTCATCGGGCCGGCGACGCGAGTCACGGTAAAGACGGGCGCATTCTCCGGGCTTCAGGAGGGCGCGACGTTGAAGATCGACGGCGTATCGTATCGGGTCACGCGCGCGCGCCGCACGGTCGATGGAGCATTCACCGAAGTGTTCTGCGCCAAGCTCTAGCGGGAGGTGAACGGTGCCCAATCCAGCGCCCGAAAGCCTCATGCTGAGCGCAATGCAGACCGAGCTTCAGAAGATCGGCACGGCGCCGACCGACCTTTGGAACACGCAGACACCGCCGGTGCTGCGGCTGGGCTACCCGGGCGATGCCGGCGCGAACCCGAACACCATGACGATGTGGCTTCAGCACATCGGAACGGAGTTTCTGGATGCTGAAGGCGGCATCAGCACGCACCGGATCAAGGCCACGTTCGCGGTGCACTGCGAATCGAGCCACGCAATCGATTCCATGGATCGCGTGCTCGGGCTCATCAACGACGTGCGCCGGGTCATGTTCGCCGCCGAGCGCACGATGTTCGCTTCGTTCGACGGCGGGATCTGGCCGGGCCTGTGTCAGTTCGTCGGGCCGGATCCCGCCGTGCGATCGGGCAGCTACCTCGCCGAGCAACAGTTCAGCATCATCGCGACCGTCCAGCACGACGGCTCTCTTGCGGATGACCCGAGCATGTTGAGCTACGACTACGAGCGCACGCTCCTGCGCATCTACCCGTTCACGGTGCTGCCCACGATAGAACGGGTCGATGGCGCGAACATGCAACAGCGGCTCACCAATCCGGGCCTCATCCTTGAAACGCTCGTGCAGGCGAGCAACAAAATCGTCGAGACGCGGATCGAGCAGACGGACACGAGCTTTTCCTACCCGACGCTCGCCGGCCCGAATGGCGAGCACTGGTCGCAATACATGCTTGAGATCGCATGCCTGATCACGCCGGGCATTGCGTTCTCGGTCAACGCAACGGCTTTCGTCGGCGTCGAGATCGGCACGATGGACTCGGCACAACCGTTTCCGGCTTCGCCCGGGCATCCGGTCGTGCAACTTCGATGGAACTACGGGACGCAGGTCTGGCAGCTAGTGAGCGCGGCCGGCGATGGCACCGCTGCCGTGATCGTGCCGCTCGTGTTGGGCAGCGCGCAGCAGACGGTGAATGGCGGCGCCCGCGTGCGGCTGCTCTACGATCCGTTCGCGCGCAAGATCCAAGCGTTCGTGAACGGCGTGCTGGGCGCCGAGATGACGACTCAGGCCGCGCTTCCTCTGTTCCGCGATCTCATGGCGTCGGCCCTCATGTTCGGCGCGTTCGCCACGAGCGGGCAAGGTGGCTGCACGTTCGCGGCCACGCTCACCGCTGCGCACTGCAAGCTATTCAACCGGCATCTGCCGGCTGCGACGCTCTGGTACTAAGGAGGTGTGAACGATGCCGCCCGGACTCGGCCATAAGAGCTACCTTCAGATCGGCCCGAAGGAATCGACCTACGGGACGTACATCGCGCCGACTGCGAAGCTGGAACTCATGTCGTGGGACGTGAACCCGAACGTGGGCGTGATCCAAGATCCATCGCTCTACTCGCAGCAGTCTCGTCGCGCACTGTATCAGGGCCTCTACACGGTCGGCGGTACGTTCAAGGTGCGGCTGAACTACGAGGGGCTGCTGGAGATCTTTCGCGGGATCTTCGGCAACTACCCGGCGCCGACCACGGTCGAGACTGGCGTGCGCGATCATTTCTTCAAGGAAGGCGCCACGCTGAACAGCTATTCGCCCGAGGTGATCATCGGCGACGTGACCACAGGCAAGTGCTTCCGCATGCTGGGATCCAAGTTCATCGGGCTTCGCGTCGCGGGCCGCGCCGGCAATGGCGTGGACGGCATGCTGACGGCCGAAGTCACGGTGGCCGCGAAGGACTTCGTATCGAATCAGACGCCGACCGGATCGCTCGTGTTCCCGCCCGTGTTCCCCGTCCTGTTCCATCAGGGGATCACGATGGACGATGGCACCGCCGATGCCGTGGGCAGCGTGCGCATCCGCTCATTCGAGGTATCGCTGGAGCAGCCTCATACTCAGGAGGATCGCGCCTACTTCGGCAGCCTCACGATCGACTAGCCGCTGCGCTCCGACTTCATCACGGCGCGGTGGCGGATCGAGCAGGAGTTCACGACCCTGACGCAATGGGATGCCGCGCGCGCGTTCACGCTGGGCACGCCGCAGTTCATCTTCCAGCACCCGACCACGATCGGCGCCGCGAGCAAGCGCGAGTTCGAGCTTCGGTCGAACAAGGCGCAGCTCGTCGAGTTCAGCGCGCCGGTGCCTGACTATGGCGTGATCGTTTCCACGGCGACGTGGGAGGCGTTCTTCGACACGGGCGATGCGTCAGCACTGCTCGCTCGGTTCCGCAACACTGAGGCAGCACTGCCCTAGAGGGAGGGAGAAATGTCCAGCCGGGAAAAGCCGAACAGCGCCGCCGACGTGGCGCCGCCGTTCGAGATCATCGAGCTTACGCACCTCAA